AACAGAGAAGCTCAGGGGTTTGCTGTATATATTATATTAACTAATCTACTAAACTAACTAACTGCCTGTTTTTTGGGCGCTGTATGCCGTAAGTCGTTGATTTATAAGGCTTTTTAATCCCGTGGGATTACTCGCAACTTAAAAGTTATAGCAGGTCACTTTGCAAAAATCGTAAGTCGTTGATTCATAAGGTTTTTCGTCTTCTAAAGCCCTACATCCAGCATGGTTTCTCATTCGTCGCCCATCCGTCGTTCGTCATTCGTCGCCCATCCGTCGACGCGGGTCATTGCACGCTGGGGCATGATAGTAGTGGGAGCGCAGCGGACATGATAGTAGTGATAGTTTGGGCGAAAAAAAACCGCCAAAAATGGCGGCGGGAAAAAGCCCCCTGCGGGGGCTTGGGGGTTACGCGCTGGCTGCGCCTTTGACAACGCGGCCTTTTGCGGCTTTGCTGACTGTATAGCCTAGTTCAATCATTCGGGCGACAATCTTGCCATGAAAAACCGCATCCGAAAAGTACGGTTCGAGGTTGTTAAGCCACTGGCTGAACCCGTCAACCTCCGACATGGTGACGGCTGCGGGTTGCGCTGCGGCTGCTGCTGGCTTGGCTTTTGGCTTTGCACCGCCTCCGGCTTTGCGCCCCATGCCGTGAGCATCGCGCACCTGTTTTGCAGCATCGCGCATATTGTGCTTTGACATTTCAACGGCTTGCGCTGCGGTTGCGGGGGTATCAACGCGTTTCCCGTCCTTGCCGATAACATTCACCATAACGGGGGTTTGCGCTGCGGCATGCAAAGTCAGTGCGTCAACAAATAACGCTTTTACATTGTGCCCCGCTGCGGTGAAATCCGCAGCATACAAAGAAACCACGGCGCTGATTCTATCCGCCAGCGGCTTAGAATTGTCCAATTGTTTAGCGGCTTGGCCTGCGGCTTCTTTGCACTTTGCGAGCATACTGGCAGCGGCTTGGCCTGCCTCATTAATCAGCGTGCCTATTGCAGCATCGCGTGCTGGCACGGATGCGGGGGCTTTGATAGCTGCGGGGGTTTTGGCTTTGGTAGTCATTTTGGAAAGTCCTTAAGTAGTCAACCGGAATACCTCCGGCGGGGCATGCGAAAAACCCGCACTGGGTCAGGCCCGATCACCTGACTTAAATACAGTGTACCACATCCGGCGGGTATGTCCAGCGGTAATCCCACGGGATTAGCGCCACGCGTGATAGTAGTCGGCGGGGATCGTCCGTCCGTCTGGCGTCAGTCGTCGCATACTGAAATGTTAGCAGACGCTAACTTAGCCGCCTGTCAAGCCCCGCACATGATAGTAGTGATAGTTCAGGCGAAAAAAAACCCGCCGAAGCGGGTTTCTGTGTTTCAGGGTTTATGCCCATTCAAGGTTGAAGACTCCCGGAAAATATTCCTGCGAGAACTCATCCACCCAGACCCGACCTGTGCTGCTGGGTTTGTGTGGTGCGCGTCCGCCACTGATGGTACAGGTTTCTCCACGGAAATCGGTTACGACATCCCCGACTCGCACGGGTTCGCCTGTGGTCATGTTGAAGAGGGTTTTCATTTCGGACTTGATGATTTGGTTCATGATGGTTTCCTTTATGAGACCCGCTTGCGCGGGTCTCGGGTTAGTTGTTTAGGCGCAGACGATTTCGTATTTGGCGACTTCCTTGATTTCGACTCCAGTCTGCACTCGCTTGCAGGTCTCGCTGTTGTCCTTGATGTTTGCTTCAATTGTGATTGTGAATTCAACACCACCGATTTTTGTTTCGAAGTTGTACGAACGGGAGGCGCAATCACTGTCAGCATAATCACGGCTCTTTTTAGCATTCAATCCCATTTCGAGAATGAATTCAATAATGGCCGGAACTTTGCCAGTGCTCAGAGAATCCACAGTATCATCGATGGATACATGAAGACTGTTGTAACCAACGCCCCATGATGTAGGGTTAGCGTATGTATACTTTCCGAAACCCTTGGACTCGCAGAATTTGGCAATGGTGTTTGCCACCGCGTACACTGGCGCGAATGTATCGGCTTGTGCAGCAAGTGCGTTTACGGTTTCGCGAGTGCGAACGATGTCCGCCCGTTTGTCTGCAATGGTGCGAGCGAATGAAAAGATGTTTGCTTTGCGTGACATATTAAATCCCCAGTTAGTAAGTTAATGTTTGTTGGTCTCTTGCGCCCATGAATTCATTATACCCATGTCTGGCATTTAATGGATAAAAAGTTAGGATGGGTGGTGATAGTAGTGACCCCCCACAGGCCCCCCAAGCTGGCACCCCGCCCCCGCCCAAGGTACCCGTCACTCTCATAACAAGGTCAATTTTTTAGGTTTCTTCAAACTACCAACATATTCCCAATTTATTTACCCCCCGCCCCCATAAAAGCACTTCCAAAATTTTTTTCCTGTGGTACATTCGGCAAATGCACAGCTCAATCAACTCAGATCAGCTGCTGCGTGAACTTGCTTTATCCATAGCGCGAAACGATGTGGGGGCTAAATTGCCGATCCACAGTGTTATTGCAGGAGAGGGCCTCACGCAGACAGAATACGATCAAATAGCAGCAAACCCCCAGTTCCAACGCTACTTGGAGGCGTATACGACTGAGCTAAAGGACAATGGGTTCTCCTTTTCAGCCAAAAGCAGGGTACTTGCGGAAGATTTGCTGCCAGTTGCGTACCACATGGCTAAAGACCCCGACGTTCCAGCCGCTACAAGGGCGAAAATGATCGAAAATCTGGTCGATTGGGCCGATTTGAAGCCAAAAAACAACGGAATTTCGACTGCCGGGCCCGGTTTTTCGATCACAATTAACCTCCCGAGCACCCCCAATTCAGCCCCAAAAACGCTGGTTTTGGAGGCAGAACCACAAGAAATTGTCGAAAAAGCCCTTCCACAGCCTATTTTGCTGGTCGAAGGCGATGAGTACGAGTATGCAGGGGATGACTACCTATGAGCGTTAACTACACTCCGGTGCCTAGCGTAACGCCCTATATTCTCAGCGACAAGTTTCAAAGTTTCATCGTCGGGCCCGTGGGCTCCACCAAGACGACTGCGTCTCTCATGAAGATACCCATTGAGGCGCGGAAGGTTGCACCGTGTGCAGATGGCATCCGCAGGTCTCGGTGTGCAGTCGTGCGGAACACGCGGCAGATGCTGCTGGACTCGACCATCAAGGACTTCTTGGCGTTGTTCCCAGAGGGGCAGGCCGGTGTCTACCACCGCACAGAGCTACGGTTCACCTTGAAGTTCGACGATGTCGAGTGCGACATTTTGTTTCGGGGGCTGGACGATGCGAACGACGTGCGGCGGCTTCTCTCGCTACAGTTGTCCTTTGCCATGGTGGACGAGGTACGGGAGATCAACTCGGACGTGTTCGACGCGCTGACCGGACGACTGGGACGCTATCCCAACGGGATGATGGTGCCGCACCGGCCACAGTGGGGGGTTGACGATAAGGGTAATCCCGTACAGGGTTGCGTGGATGACGAGGGCAAACAGATGAAGAAAGTCTGGGGCGCGACCAACCCGCCTGACCTAGACGCACACTGGGAGCAGTACCTCACCAACGCAGACCCAGAGAAGGTGCATGTGACGATACAGCCGAGTGGTTTGTCCGAGGAAGCTGACTGGGTGCAGCACTTGCCATCGCACTACTACGAGGACTTGTGTGAGGGCAAGAGCGAAGACTGGGTGGACGTGTACGTCCACGGCAAATGGGGCAAGAGTCTCTCGGGCCTGCCGGTGTATGACAAGACGTTCACATCGGACTTTCACGTCGCCAAAGAGAACATCAAGCCGATACAGAACGCCGACTATCCCATCACCATCGGACTGGACTTCGGACGCACTCCGTCAGCTGTCTTCATGCAGCGAGACCCGCGTGGTCGGGTACTGGTGCTTAGTGAGATCACCAGTGAGAACATGGGTATCGAGACGTTTATCAGCACGAAACTTAACCCACACATATCCAACACGTACCAAGGGTATCAGTTCGTTGTGGCTCCTGACCCAGCGGGGTTTATGAAGCAGCAGCTTAACGAGATGACGCTGGTGGACGCGCTTAAGAACGCTGGGTTTAAGTGCGTGAAGCCGCCGACCAACGACCCGGACAAACGCATCGCGGCAGTCGAGCGCCTGCTCGCCCAGCAGCTGGAGGGCAAGGCGATGTACCTCATCGACCCACGGTGCAGTATGCTCATCAAGGGCTTCAGGTCTGGATACCGGTATCGGGTCAAGAAAAGTGGCGAGATGGAAGACAAGCCGGACAAGAACGAGTGGTCACACGTGCATGACGCCAATCAGTACGGCTGCGCGGTCATCGACATGAACATCCGTGGTTTTGGGCTGTCCCAAGGGCGGCGTGAGATTAAGAAGTCCAGTTACGCCTATACTTGACCGCCACCTCTGCGGGGGTACAATCAAATTTAATTTCCTCTTGGAGCCACAATGGCAACAGGCATCGCGCTTATACCCGTCGCTCGCAGTTCTGATCTGGAACGAGAGTCCCAGAAACGCAACACTGAGATGCAGGCCACTCCTGTTATTCAGGGGTTGGCTGCTCACGCTCGCAAACGCTGGGAATCTGCCCGTGAGGCGAAGCGGACGATTGAGGAGCGGATGCTACAGTGCCTGCGCCAGCGCAATGGCGAGTATGACCCCGACAAGCTCGCTGAGATTAAGCGTCAAGGCGGCTCAGAAATTTACATCCAGCTTACATCCGTGAAATGCCGCGCTGCCACAAGTTGGCTGCGGGATACCCTGCTGGGAGTAGGCTCAGACAGGCCGTGGAGCCTTGAGGCTACGCCAGAACCCACCCTTCCACCCGAGTTGATGCAAGAACTCATGGCGAGCATGCAGCAGCAGTTGCAGGCCATTATGGAGCAGGGCGAAGTTCCGCCAGACGCTGTACAGCTACGCGAAGCCGCCATGCAGATGAAAGACGCGATGATGCGCAAGCTGCGGGAAGAAGCCAACGAGCGCGTTGACCGCATGGAACTGAAGATGGAAGACCAGCTTATCGAAGGTGGTTGGACAGACGCGCTGAATGCGTTCTTGGATGACGTAGTGACGTTCCCGTACGCTGTGATGAAGGGGCCAGTCAAGCGCAAGCGCAAGACCTTGGCTTGGCAAAATGGTGAGTTGGTTCCAGCGGAAGAGATTCGCAACGAGTGGGAGCGCGTTGACCCGTTCATGCTCTACTGGGCACCATGGTGTTCGGACATCCAAGACGGCTTCATCGTTGAGCGTCACCGCATGACACGAGATGACCTACAGGCGCTTATCGGTGTTCCCGGCTATAACGACGATGCTATTCGTGCGGTGCTCAATAGCTTTGAGTCTGGTAACTTGAACGAGTGGCTCTGGACAGACAGCGCGCAGTCTACCGCCGAAGGTAAAGACACCACACAGACCATCTTTACGACAGACCTAATTGACGCGCTACAAATGTGGGACAGCGTGCAGGGCAAAGACCTGTTGACTTGGGGCCTGTCGAAGAAAGAAATTCCAGACCCAGACCTCAACTACCCATGCGAAGTGTGGCTTGTAGGCTCCACCGTTATCCGCGCTGTGTTGAACTACGACCAGCTGGGTCGCAAACCGTACTATGTGACTTCGTACGAGAAAGTTCCCGGCGCTGTCGCTGGTAAGGGCGTGGCTGACCTGTGCCGTGATTCTCAGAGCATGGTTAACGCCGCTGCTCGCAGTTTGGCAAACAACATGGGTATTAGCTCTGGGCCGCAGGTTAGCGTCAATGTGTCGCGGCTTCCACCGGGTGAAGATATTACAGAGATGTACCCATGGAAGATTTGGCAGTTCCAGAGTTCGGAGTTTAACGATGGCTCACAGCCGCTGACATTCTTCCAGCCTAACATTAACGCCAACGAACTCATGGGGGTGTTTGAGAAATTCTCCGCACGTGCTGACGAAGACACGATGATTCCACGGTACATGACTGGCGAGAGTTCTCCCGGCGCTGGCCGTACATCGTCCGGCCTGTCCATGCTGATCTCCAACGCTGGCAAGGGTATCAAGCAGGTTATCAGCAATATCGACCGCGCTGTTATCGTGCCGTCTATCGAGCGCCTGTACCAAGACAATCTGCGCTACAGCAAAGACCCAGACCTCATTGGAGACGTTAAAGCCGTTGCCAAGGGGGCTACCAGCTTGGTGGTCAAGGAAGCTGAAGCAGTGCGCCGTAACGAGTTCCTACAGATCGTTCTCAATAGCCCAGTGGCCCAGCAGATCGTCGGCATGGATGGCGCTGCTGAATTGCTGCGCGAACAGGCTCGTAACCTGAGCGGCAACGTGAACCGCATCGTTCCTGACCGCCCAACTCTGACGGCTATGCAGAACTTGCAGCAGCAGAACGCCCAGCTTCAGGAGCAGATAAATGTCATGATGGGCGAACTCCAAGGGGCTGCACAAGGCGGCGCTCCCGGCATGACACAAGGCCCAGCGCCGAAGAATATGTTGCCTGATGGCAGTCAAGTGGGTGGCCGTGAAGGCAATATGGTTTCTGCAAGGCCAAACGGTATTTGACATTTTTCTAAATTGTTGTATAGAATCCACACATGAAGATTTTCGTAGGCCAAAAGCCTGACCGGCAGCACATGCAAGCGTTAATTCGCTGCAAGCTGCAAGAAAACGAGCAGTTGCTCATGTTGTTCAAGATGAAACTAGAGGAAACTAAAAATTCCTTAATGGTTGCAGAAGAACCACATCGAATACACCGGCTCCAAGGTCAGGCCCAAGTCTTATCAGATTTCCTCGAAGCGGTTGAAAAATCGGTAGAGGTTTTCGAGCGGATCAAATGATCCGCATTTTTGTAAATCCGAGCAAACCATTATGTGGACGGCAGACCGAAGTAGGAGCCCTAAGCAGAGTTGGAGCCCAAGGAGAATTGAATGGCATTGCCAAGACAAGTAGAAGCTCAGTTACGTGAACTGGAAGCACTG